ATATAACGAAGTGTATATACCGGATGACGGCATCATTGCCACTGAAGGAGTGCATGTTTCTGCAATCAGCGGCTCCACGACGCTAACTATTTTTCTGGCCTAACAATGGCTGGTAACGAAGTTATCGCAAAACACTTACACGCTTCCGGGGTTCTTGCGAACTGCCGGGGGCGTTTAAAAGGTTTTATGGTTAATCATGACAGTGGAACATCCGGGAACATTATCTTGTACGACAATGATTCCGCCGCATCTGGGGATGTTGTTATGGAAGTTGACGAAAAGGGCGCTGGAACTTTTGGTATGAATATACCGGGTGACGGGATTATATTTGACAACGGCCTATACGCCAGCTTACCTGCAAATACTTCTATAACTGTGTTCATTCAGTTAGGAGGTCGTTGATGGCGACGAAGAAAAAGAAACAAGTTAGCTTATCTGTTAAGAAGGGCGAAAAGCTGCCAGCATCTAGGGGTGCTGGGTTAACTGCTAAAGGTCGCGCTAAGTACAATCGGGCTACAGGTTCAAAACTGAAGGCTCCGCAGCCGGGAGGTGGCAAGCGGAAGAAGTCTTACTGTTCTAGGTCAGCCGGACAAATGAAGATGCACGGTATTAGCTGTAAGAAAACACCTAAGAAGCGTATTTGCGCTGCTCGTCGGAGGTGGAAGTGTTAATGGACAATAAAATATTTATAGCAGCCTTGTTAGGCTTTTGCGGATGGATCGGTATGGCTGTCACAGATTTAAAGACAGAGGTTGCTGTTGTTAATATAAAGGTGACAGAGAACCATAAAATGTTATCGGTACTGTGGGACGACTTTTTGGGGAACAGGCATGACAATATCGCGAAGCTCAATATCGAAGTTAATTAGTAAGCCTCCTGCGAAGAAGGTAAAGAAGGTAAAGAAGGTGAAGAAAAGGAAAAAAGGGAATGGCTAAAGATGCATGTTACAGCAAGGTTAAGCGCCGTTATAAGGTCTTCCCGTCAGCGTATGCAAGCGGGGCAATCGCCAAGTGCCGTAAAGTCGGTGCAGCCAACTGGGGAAACAAAACAAAGAAAGCAGCAGGCGGGACATACAAGTACCGCACAACCAAATTATATTGATAGTGGGCAAGTAACACTGAAGCCGTGGTAGAATTCTTGCTAACAGTTTACTTGGGAAGTCAACTAATAGATCAAACACAGCGGTTCGCGGACATAGATAGGTGCATCTATTTTGCTGAACGGTTATCACAGCAGCCATCGGTGCCTATAACTGACGGAAGGAGGGCCAAAATAGTAGCTATTTGTAAACCTATACCAAAGAGGTAGATATGGAACCAATTTCGACAGCGTTAGCAGGGATTGCTTTAGTTAAAAGCGCTGTTGATGGTATAAAGTCCGTAATAGGAACTGCCAATGATATAGGTGATATAGCTCATCAGATTGATGCTTTGTTTACGGGGCAGAAGCAGGTTAACGAAGCCAGAAATAAAAAGTCCGGCGTAGGAATAACCGATCAATTTGGTGTAGATAGTGTAGCTCGTGAAGTCATAGACGCGAAGATAGCCGCTGAAAAACTACAAGAGGTGGCTACTATGGTGGATATGAGATTCGGCCCGGGGACTTGGAAAGGTATTTTAGAGGAACGACAGAAACGTATACAACAAGCAAAGGAAGCAGCCGCAGAAGCAAGACGGCAAAAGCTACAAGAGGCAAGAGAATTTGAAGAACTAATAAAACAGATTGTGCTTGTTTCTACAGTTGTTGTTGCGACGATTGGTTTCTTTGTACTTCTGTTTACAGTTATTTTGTAGATATGGATGAGATATGGCAGTACGAAAAACTAAAAAGGGAGCGGCCCTCAAGAGGTGGTTCAAAGAAGAGTGGAAGGATGTTCGCACCGGGAAGGCGTGTGGGCGTAGCAAAGGAGAAAAACGGGGTACTCCATATTGCCGCCCCTCCAAGCGCGTATCTTCTAAGACCCCTAAAACATCCAAGGAAATGACAGCGGCTGAAAAACGTAGTAGAATATCACAGAAGAAAAGACTAGGTCAGCCAGCAGGTAAGCCGCGTCGTGTCAAGTCGTTGAAAAGGAAGAAGTAAATGGCAGTTTCAGGTTCTAGAAACTTTGAGTTAAATGTCGCCGAGATTATCGAGGAGGCATATGAACGCTGTGGTCTTGAGGCTCGTACAGGTTACGACTTCAAAACAGCGCGGCGTTCGCTTAACCTGATGTTCGCTGACTGGGCAAACCGTGGCTTGAACTTGTGGACAGTAAAGCAGGGTACACAAGCTTTGACCGCAGGCACCGCCACTTATGCATTCACTGACGATTACACTGACTTGTTAGAAGTAGTGATTCGGCGCAGCGGCACAGATTATGAGCTAGATCGTATGTCTCGTGGGGACTACCTAACACTACCCAGTAAATCCACTGAGGGTCGCCCTAGTCAGTATTTTTATAACCGTCAAATAATCCCGGAAGTGACTTTGTGGCCTACACCAGATAGCTCCACAGACACACTTATCTATTACTATGTGCAGCGGATGGATGATGCAGATACATTGGTAAACACAACGGATGCTCCGTTCCGCTTTTATCCTTGTATGGTTGCTGGCTTGGCTTACTACGTCGCTATGAAGAAAGCTCCAGAGCGGATCCAGCTTTTGAAAGCTGTGTACGAGGAAGAGTTCCAACGTGCGGCGGACGAGGACGAAGATCGAGTGCCTTTGAAACTTCAGCCGAGTATCCAGTATTTAAGGGTTAACTGATGGCAAGATATGCTTCGGGGAAAAATGCGTGGGGGTATTCAGACCGCTCTGGCTTTCGTTATCGTTTAAACGAAATGGTAAAAGAGTGGAATGGTTTGAAGGTTGGACCGGATGAGTATGAGCAAAAGCACCCACAGCTAGAACCCAATAAAGTTGGGCCTGATCCACAGGCGTTACATGAGCCACGCCCTGATCAGCGTACCGAATCCAGTGTAGCGAACATATTACCGTTGAATGCCTTTGCCAGTGGCGCACAGGGATCTGGCGTAATCACGGTGACTGAGCCTTCTCACGGCAGAACAACGGGCGACACGGTGCGATTTCGTAGCGTAGCGGGATTTGATGGTTTTTCAAAAACCGTACTAGAGCAGGCCGCAGGCTATGTTATAACAGTTGTTACAACGGACACATACACATTTACCGCAGCGTCAGGAACTGCTACAACAGGTAATCAGCGCGGCGGCGGCGGAATAGCTACGGCTGGTCCGGTAACATTGGTGGTATAAATGAGCTTTACATACGCACAGCTAGAAACAGCAATACAGGATTTCACAGAAAACTCTGAGACATCCTTTGTAACAAACCTGCCGGTATTCATTCGCGGTGCAGAAGACCGTATTTTTACGCTTGTTGATCTTGAGTTATTTCGCAAGAACGCTACCGCGCAGCTTACTGTAGGTGACCCATATCTTAGTGTGCCTACGGACTATCTAGCGCCGTTTTCGTTTCAGATCATCACTACGAACTATAAAGAGTTTCTTGAAAACAAGGACGTTAATTTTGTGCAGCAGTATGCTGTTGACGCAGGTATAAATACTACACCTAAGTATTATAGCGTTTTTGATGTCGGCAACTTCATTGTTGGCCCAACTCCAGACTTAGCCTATGACGTAGAACTACATTATTACTATCGTCCAGCCAGCATCACCGCAGGAGCGGCATCTGGCACAACGTGGCTTAGTGAGAATGCCCCGAATGCTCTTCTTTACGGTTCGCTTGTTGAAGCGTATACTTACATGAAAGGCGAGCAAGACATGATGCAGTTGTATGAGCAGCGGTTCGCGCAAGAAGTACAACGCTTAAAGGATTTGGCTGAAGCTAGAGAGAATAGCGATGCCTACAGGAGAGGTCTACCTGATAGGCCACGCACATAAACAGGAGTAAAAGACGATGGCAACATCAAATGCAGCAACCACCTATCTGGAGAGACGGATCCTTGACTATCTGTTCAAGGGTGATTCACTCTCCTTTGCTTCGCCGGGTAATAACCTTTATGTCGGCCTAGCAACAGCAATCACTGATGTAGAAACAGGAACCGTAACAGAGGTTCAGGTTGACACTGATGACGCTAACTATACCCGCAAGCGCGTTGTAGCGGCAGACTGGAAACAGTCAACCACTACACTGGCTCGTGGTATTGGTACAGCAGACACTGAAATTCAGATTACAGACGCAGAAGCATTCCCGACATCAGGCACTATCGTGATTGATGACGAGACCATCACCTACACAGGTAAAGATGGCACCGCTAACGCTGATGTTGACGGAGCGGTCACTGCATCACCTAACGTGGTTTTGGACGGCAATAACGGAACAATCACCGTTGGTATGATCGTCACAGGTACGGGTATTAGTGGCACAGTAAAAGTTCTGACAGTTACCTCACAGCAAGCAATTGTTCTGGACACTGCCGTTACACTTGCGGATGACACACTGCTCAACTTTGACGGCACAAACACCCTGACAGGTTGTACACGCGGCACATCAAGCACAACAGCAGTTAACCACGTTACGGCTGATGTTAACGGTGCGGTCTCGGCTTCTACCACAGTGGTGATGGACAACGTGTTTGGCACATTGGTAGCTGGCGCTCGTATCCGTGGTACAGGTATCACTGGTCCGGTACATATTGCATCTATTACCGCTCAAAGCGGCCCATCTGCCGGTACAGCTACAGTTGTTCTGGACACAACGGTTACTATCTCTGATGATGTCGCGGTGACATTTGACGCAGAGTCCGTGATTTGTGACCAGCAGCAGGTAATCAATGACGACAACATTGAGTTCCCAGCAGCGGCGGGTACAGCAGCAACATACACTGTTACACATGCTTTTGTGGCTGACGGTAACATTGCCACAGCGGCTGTTAACGGTGCGACAACAGCATCAAAGACAGTGGTTCTAGATACTAACGTAGGCACAATTGCGGTTGGTGATGTCGTGACTGGCACAGGTATTACAGGCTCACCTAGCGGTGTGGTTCGTGTACAGACGGTTACATCTCAGACCAACATTGATCTGGATACCGCAGTTACGCTAGCCAACAATGATGTACTTACCTTTGACGGAACAAATAAAATGTTTGTTGGTGAGCTTGATGTAAGTAAGACAATTGCAACGGGGGATATCTTCCGTATCAACAGTGGTAACTTGAGCATCGAGTTGAAGTAATGGCCTTTGTAATCAAGGATCGCGTTAAGGAAACAACCACCACAACAGGCACTGGCACGTTAACTCTTGCCGGTGCCTTGAGTGGGTTTGAGGCGTTTTCTGAAATCGGTGACGGCAACAATACTTATTATGCTTGCACCGATAACGTGGACTTTGAGGTAGGTATTGGAACTTACACAGCCACAGGCACAACTCTTTCTAGGGACACTATTCTGGAAAGCAGCAGCACTAAACTGACCGCTGATGTTAACGGTGCAGTGACTAACAATGTAAACGTGATCGTGGACAATGTGCAGGGCGGAACCCTTACCGTAGGCCAGCGTGTGCGTGGCGCTGGAATAACTGGTGTGGTAACAATCGCTGTAGTTAACAGCCAGACAGACATAGACCTCAGTGTGGCAGTAACTTTATCTGACGATGACCCGCTTACAATTGGGGATGAGAAGATTAACTGGACAGCAGGCACTCGTACAATCTTTTGTACAATGCCGTCAGAAAAGATTATCTTTGCTGACAACAACGACAATCCGGTGAATCTAGTTGAACAAGACCCGCAGGCTTTGGCCTTTGCGATTGCGTTAGGATAGGAAGATGGCAAACTCATTTTTATCAGAAACAGATACTGCGGTAGGAACGAGTCCGGCAAGCATATACACCTGTCCTGCCGCGACAGAGACCACAATCATTGGTTTGAGTATATCGAATATCGTAACCTCGCAGATTTTAATTGATGTGGTTCTGGATGCTTCTGCTCGTACAAGCGGCGCGGAAGACAGCGTGTATCTTATCAAAGCTGCACCGATTCCGGTTGGCTCGTCTATTGTTGTGGTTGGCGGTGATCAGAAGGTAGTTATGGAACCCGGTGACGTTCTGAAAGTTACCTCAGACACGGCCTCATCTGCTGATGTGGTGATGAGTCACCTAGACATAACATAAGGAGAACGCAATGCCATATATGGGTAATCCACTTGCGACAGCATTCTCCACCATTAATAAGCAGGACTTAACTGGTGGCAGCGGCACCAATTTCACGCTTGATTATTCTGTGGGTAGTCCGCAGGACATCGAGGTGTTTGTCAATAACGTGCGCCAAGAGCCAGTAACAGCCTACACCATTTCAGGCACCAGCC